TGCTGCAAACGCCTATAAGACTGCCGGTCTTTCTGCAAACGAATACATGGAGACGGTCACGAGCTTTTCTGCAAGCCTGATCGCTTCCCTTGGCGGCGACACTGAGAAAGCCGTCAAGTATGCGGATATGGCTATTACGGATATGTCCGATAACGCCAACAAAATGGGCTCGGATATGTCCACGCTTCAGGCAGCCTATCAGGGCTTCGCCAAGCAGAACTACACGATGTTGGACAACTTGAAGCTGGGCTACGGTGGCACCAAGACCGAAATGGAACGCCTCCTTGCCGATGCAGAGGCCATCTCCGGCATCCACTATGATATTTCCTCCTATGCAGATGTTGTCGAGGCAATCCATGTGATACAGACAAGCATGGATATCACCGGCACCACGGCAAAGGAAGCTGAGCACACCATTTCCGGCTCGATCAACTCTCTTCAGGCGGCAGTAAAGAATCTTGTTGTCGGCTTTGGAGACGCTGATGCGGATATGCAGATGCTCTGTGAGAACGTTGTTGATGCTTTCCAGTCCGTTATAGAAAACATCACTCCGGTCATTGAAAACATTGTGGCTGCACTTCCGACGGTCCTGAATTCGCTGATTGAGGCTGTTCTTGGCCTGTTGCCGACGCTGCTTGAAACGGTAACTAACCTGTTCGCTCAGGTCCTTAACACCATCATAACGTTGCTTCCACAGCTGATCCCTGTTGTTTTTGAAGCCGTGATGACAATCGTAAACACGATCATTGATAACCTGCCCCTTTTAATAGAGGCAGCGATGCAGATCATTACTTCTCTGGTTCAGGGTATCAGCGAGGCTTTGCCTGTATTGATCCCGGCTGCTGTTGAAGCAATTGTCACCATTGTTCAGGGTCTAATAGACAACCTGCCCATGCTGCTTGAGGCGGCTTTGGCTCTCATCGAGGGTCTTGCTCAGGGTATTTTAGATGCAATTCCTGTCCTGATTGAGGCACTCCCAGAAGTCATCGATAGCATTGTGACTTTCTTCTTGGATGCCATTCCGCAGATCATCGACACCGGTATCCAGTTGCTTACTTCACTGGTGGAGGCCCTTCCGGAGATTATTACAGCAATTGTGGCAGCCATCCCGAAAATCATAGACAACATCATCAATGCCGTCTTGAATGCTATCCCGCAGATCATTCAGGCCGGTATTCAGCTCCTGATCTCACTGATTCAGGCTCTGCCGCAGATTATAACGACAATCGTTCAGGCGATCCCGCAAATCATCTCCGGTATTGTCAACGCCCTCATCGGGAACATCGACAAGATCATCATGGCCGGTGTTCAGCTGTTTGTGGCCTTGATTCAGAACCTGCCCACCATCATCGTGGAAATCTGTAAGGCTGTGCCGCAGATCGTTTCTGGTATTGTTTCTGCCTTTGGCTCCCTGATGGGAAAGATCGTCGAGATCGGTGGCAATATTGTCAAAGGCCTCTGGCAAGGCATCACGCAGCTGGCCTCTTGGCTCTGGGACAAGGTGTCCGGCTGGATTTCCTCCATCTGGAACGGCATTCTGGACTTCTTCGGAATCCACTCGCCGTCCAAGGAAATGGCGTGGGTCGGCCAGATGCTGGTCAAGGGCCTGTCCGGTTCCATTGAGGACAACGGTGACGAGGCGGTTAAGGCTGCAGAAGCCATGAGCGAGGACATTGATGATGTCATGCAGGGCCTTGCCAAAGACATGAGCACCGCACTTCCGACAAATTTCGACATCGACGGGAATGTGGGTGGTGCGATTGCCTCTGCTGCTGATGGTGTGGGTCGGACCTCCGGTTTCTCCCTGCAGCTCAACATTGCAACCTTTAACAACTATTCAAGCGAAGACATCGAGCAGCTGACCAATGAGATCATGGTCACCGCCGGTCAGTTCGCTAAACGGAAAGGAGTGGTTTTCGCATGAATTATTTTGAATACAACGGCATCAGCTCTCTGGATATGGGCCTTCGTATCGAAAGCAAGAATGTGTTTTCCGCTCCGAAATATGAATCGAAGTTCCAATCTATCCCCGGACGAGATGGTGACCTGATCCTTCCGAATGGCCGGTTCCCGAACGTCCAGATTACTTACTCAGTGTTTCTTCCAGCAAAGACAAAGGAACAACTGGCCGAGAAGATCGCTGCTGTGAAGGCATGGCTTTTCTATGAGCCGGACCGCTATCACGAGCTTAGGGACAGCTACGACACCACGGGCTTTCGGAAGGCGGTCGTCAACACCCAGCTTGATATTGAGGACCAGCTGAACAAGATCGGCGTCTTTACGGTCAGTTTTTCATGTATGCCTTTTCGGTATCTGGACGAAGGCCAAGAAGCTATCATGATTACTTCGTCCCCGTACACGATCACCAATCCTACGGTCTTTCAATCAAAACCGTACATCCGAGTCAATGGGAATGGAGAAGGCAGAATCTCCATTAACAGTGCAAGTCAGCATCCGCATTGGGATCTCACGAATATCGACGGATACATTGAATTTGATAGTGAGCAGATGAACATTTACAAGGGAAGCGCACCGAAGAACGACTGCGTGGAAGGCAGTGGTTTTCCCGTTCTTGATCCCGGTACAAATAGCATCGTCTTTGCAGGAGATATCACATCTGTTTCCGTGATTCCAAGGTGGGTGACGCTATGATTCCGGTACTATACAGAGCAAACGCAACAGAGTTCACGACCTTTGGCCTCGGTGCGCTTTCTGACGCTATTTCCTGTGAGGTGACCGAGGAGCGAAACGGTGCCTTTGAGCTGGTGATGAA